TTGTAAAAGCAGATGACATACAAGCAGCAGATGGTGGAAATTTAATTAATCAATGTGGTACAACAATCACATTAGGTGCAAGTGGCGATACTATTAATTTAGCATCAGGTGCATCACAGACAGGTTTTGGTAGAACGGGGACCGTTGATTGGCAAACAGGAGACATTAAAACTGCTACATTCACAGCTGCGAATGGTGAAGGTTATTTTGCAAACACTTCAGGTGGCGCTTTTACTATGAACTTACCAGCAGCAACAGCAGGTAATATTGTATCTGTAGTAGATTACACAAACAGTTTTCAAACAAATGCTTTAACGATTGCACCAAACGGCTCACAAAAAATAGGTGGAATTGCTGCTTCTTTTTCAGCAAACGTAGAGGGTCAATCTTTAACTTTTGTTTATGTAGATGACACTGAAGGTTGGAAAAACATTCAAGATTCTACAACAAATGCAACAGGTAATCCTAATTTTGTAGCAACAGGTGGAACAATAACAACTTGTGGTGATTTTAAAATCCACACTTTTACTGGACCTGGTACATTTACAGTTAGTAATATATCTCAAACAGCTGCCGAAAACACAGTAGGATATTTAGTACTAGCAGGTGGTGGTTCATCTGGTTCGTGTGGTGGAAATGGATCAGGTGGCGGAGGTGCTGGTGGTTATAGAGAAGGAAGAAACGTTCCGATAGATAATTTTACAGCAAGTCCATTAGTAGCAAATGCTCCAACAAATGCAGTTACAGTAACAGCAACAGCTTATCCAATTACAGTAGGGGGCGGTGGAGCTGGTTACCCTGGTTCAAGAAGTGCTGGTTCAAATTCAGTTTTTTCAACAATAACATCAGCAGGTGGTGGAGCTGGAAGTAGTAGTGGTACTAGAGCAAATATTGACGGAGGTTCAGGTGGTGGTGGAAGACTTGATGGAGGCCCTGTTTGTGGCGGATCTGGAAATACGCCCCCTGTAAGTCCACCTCAAGGAAATCCTGGTGGAACAGGACAACCTCAACCAGGAGCTGGTAGAGGTGGTGGAGGCGGCGGTGCCGGTGCTTCTGGATCTAATTTTAGTGGAACTGCTGGTGGACCTGGTGGAAATGGTGTATCAAGTTCAATTACAGGAGGATCTGTTACAAGAGCAGGTGGTGGAGGTGGTGCTGCTGAAAATGGTCCTACTGGACCTGGTGGACCAGGAGGAACTGGTGGATCTGGAGGTGGTGGTAATGGAGTTAATGATGCTGGATGTAATGGAGGAACAAATCTTGGAGGAGGCGGTGGAGCTGACAGAGGAGCTGGTGGTAGTGGTATAGTAATAATAAGGTACAAATTTCAATAGGTAATATGAGTGAAGTTAAAGTTAATAAAATTACACCAACAACAGATTGTGGCACAGTCACACTCGGAGACAGTGGCGATACTGTAGCTATTCCAGCCGGTGTTACTTTAACAAGTGGTGGCGCTTTACAAAATTCAGGAACAATCACTAATACAGGAACTATAACTGGTGTTTCAATCACTGGAACAATTGACAACCAAGTTAATTGGCAAACAGGTTCAATCAAGACAACAGGTTTTACAGCAACAGCAGGTGAAGGATATTTTTGTAATACTACTTCAGGAGCATTTACAGTAACCCTACCCGCATCCCCTTCAGCTGGAGATTTAGTAGGTATTAAAGATTATGCAAACACTGCTGATACAAATAATATTACAATCGGTAGAAATGGTTCAAACATCGAAGGTGTTGCAAATGATTTTGTAATTAATATTGAAGGTGGTTCGATCACTTTAATTTATGTTGATGCAACAAAAGGTTGGTTATCAACTGCTGCAGCAAAAGCATCTGATATTTCAAATCCACAATTTGTAACAGCTACAGGCGGAACAATTACAACTTCAGGTGATTTTAAAATTCATACTTTTACAGGACCAGGTACTTTTTGTGTATCAAATGCAGGTAATCCTTCAGGCTCAAATACAGTAGATTATATGACTATTGCTGGAGGTGGATCTGGCGCAAATGGTGGTGGAGGTGCTGGTGGTTACAGATCTTCTGGTTTTGGTCCAAGTCCTTTAAGAGGATCAGCTTTACCTGTATCAGTACAAGGTTATCCAGTAGTTGTTGGTGCGGGTGCAACAGGTGAACCTAATTTAAGTACAGCAGGACCAAATGGAAACCCATCTAGTTTTTCAAGTATAACATCAACTGCAGGTGGTGGTGGAGCTTTTGGATCTACTGCTGGTGGAAGTGGTGGATCTGGAGGTGGACAAGCAGGAAGTTCTTTTGGTTGTGGAGCATTAGGTAGTGGTAATACACCACCGGTTAGTCCGCCACAAGGAAATCCAGGTGGAACAGGTGGTGGCCCTGGTAGTGGAGCTGGAGGTGGAGCTGGTGGAACAGGTGGAAACGGATCTGGATCATCTGGAGGACCAGGAGGAGCAGGAGTTCCAAACGCAATAACAGGAAGTTGTACTCAATATGCATCTGGAGGTTCTGGTGGTGGAGATTCAGGTGGACCTCAAGCAGCAACACCAGGTGGTGGTGGAAATGGTGGAACAGGATGTAGTGCTGGAGGAAATGGAACTGCTAACACTGGTGGTGGTGGTGGTGGAACTAGAGATGAACTTGGATCTACAGCAGGTAGTAATGGTGGATCAGGAATTGTAGTCATCCGTTACCAATTTCAATAGCTATGAGTGAATTTAAAACAAATAAAATTAGTCCAAGATCAGGGACAACACAAACTATCGGAGATAGTGGTGATTCAGTATCTACATCAGGTGGATCAACAATCACAAATGCAGGATCAATTTCAACTGCAGGAATCACAGGTGGTACAATTAATAATACTACAGGTGATATTTTTTTAAGAGGTGAAGTTGACTGGAAACCTGGAGATATTAAAACTACAAGTTTTACGCCATCACCTAACGAAGGATATTTTTTAAATACTACATCTGGACAAATTACAATAACACTACCAGCTACACCCTCTGTTGGTGATGTGATTGGTATTAAAGATTATGCAAATACATTTGATACAAATAAATGTATTTTAAATCCAAACGGAAACAAAATTCAAGGTTCAACAAGTAATTTTGAAATTACTGTCGAAGGAAGTTCAATCATTTTAATTTATGTAGACGCAACACAAGGTTGGGTTATTACCGATGCTTCGAAGGCAGCGGATATTTCTCAACAATCTTTATTTACAGTTGCAACAGGTGGAACAATTACAACGTCCGGTGATTTTAAAATTCATACATTTACAGGTCCTGGCACATTTACTGTTACAGCATTAGGTAATGGTCCAACAGTTCCAACAGGTGGTCCTACTAACGTAGATTATTTGGTTGTTGCAGGAGGGGGTGGTGCTGGCACTAATTTAGGAGGTGGTAGTGGTGCTGGTGGTTATAGAACAACTTTTCCAAGTCCATCTTGTAATGCTGGAGCTTTTCCAGTAACTGCCACAGCTTTTCCAATTACTGTAGGTGCAGGAGGTGTAGATGGACCTAACTGTAATGGAAGAGGTACAAATGGTACTGATTCAGTTTTTTCAACAATTACATCAGCTGGAGGTGGAGGAGGTGGTTCACCCACTACTACTCCTGGTGTTGGTCTTGCTGGAGGATCAGGAGGAGGAGGTGGACCTAAAGGTCGACCTTTTGGATCTTGTGGTCATTCTGGTGGAGCAGGAAATACTCCACCTGTAAGTCCCTCACAAGGAAATTCTGGTGCTAAAGGAGGATCTCAACCTGATGGTTGTGGTAATGCTTCTGGAGGGGGTGGAGGAGCTATAGCTGCAGGAACAGCTGGAGTGGCTCCAGGATCTGCACCTACTTGTAATATGGGAGGTTGTGGTGGAGCAGGAGCATCAAATGCAATAACAGGTGCAACAGTTAGTTATGCTGGAGGTGGTGGTGGTGCAAGATTTTATTCACCTGGACAAGGAATTCCAGTACCAGTAGGAGCACCAGGAGGAGCTGGTGGAGGTGGAAATGGAGCAGCTGGTGGTTCTTCTCCTTCAGGACCAAACAATGGTGAAAATGGAACAGCAAATACTGGCGGTGGAGCTGGTGGTGGTGGAGATAATGGAACAGGTGGACACGGCGGTTCAGGAATTGTTATTATTAGATATAAATTTCAATAATAATGATATATTTACAAACAAATAAAATTAATATATAAGGAGAATAATTATGGCACATTTTGCAAAACTAGGAGCTAACGGTAAAGTTATTCAAGTATTAACTTTGAATAATTCTGATATGCTTAACGCTGATGGCGTTGAAGATGAATCAGTAGGTCAACAATATTTAGAAACACACAATAATTGGCCTGCACAAATGTGGATTCAAACTTCATACAATACAGCAGGTGGTCAACATAAAGATGGTGGAACACCTTTTAGAGGTAACTACGCAGGTATAGGTTATACTTGGGACGAAGATGATCAAATTTTCTGGCCTAAAAAACCTTATGCATCTTGGGTAAAACACATCGAATCAGCTTCTTGGAAATCACCAATCGGTGATGCTCCAGCATTAACAGCTGAACAAGAATCACAAAATACTCCAGCAGATGAAAATACTCCAGCTACTCACAGATGGTCTTACGTCTGGAATGAAACTAATCAATCTTGGGACTTGACAGACGATTTAGCATAATTTATATAGGGTGGTGGTATGCAGAAGAAAGTATTAACAGAGCAAAGTTTATTCTACGGTGATATTGATATGCCGAAAGGTTTTGAGATAGACCAAGAAAAACTTACCAACGATATTTTACAATCAACTTTTAACTCTAAAGAATTTCCATTCTCAAGAACTTGGGATATGTTAAACACATATATGAGAGACTTTATTGGTCTTGATTATGGTATTAATTTAGTTAACAAATCAACGTGGGGAAATATCTATAAACCCAATGAGACAACAATTCCTTTATTAAATATTGATCCGGTGGATCTACGTAACTCTCCAGACTTTACATTATTATATGGTGTAAAAGTCAAAGATTGTAATGTTCGAATACATTATGAAGACAATAGACGTAAAGGAAGAAGTTGGGATATAGAACTTAAAAATAATATGTTCATAATGTTTCCATCAACGAATATGTACTACCTAACTAACAATCAAAAAGATTCATTAAACTTTGTGCAAACAATAACTTATGAATATATCTAATTACTACTGGTATTTTAGTGGTGTGCTTACACCAAAGTTTTGTGATGATGTAATAGCTTATGCTAATCAACAAGAAGAAACAATGGCTAGAACAGGTGGTTATGGAGATAGAAAATTATCTAAAGAAGAAGTTAAAGATTTAAAAAGAA